GCGGACAGCTCCCAGCAGAACCATTCACCGGAGCCAGCCGGCGAACCGGACAGCGAGATCGACGACTCGCCGGCACCCGTCTTATCCCAGACGTAGATGCCGAGGTCGACGACGCTGCTGCCTCGAGCGGTCATGGTGCCCGAGGTGATGATGGTGTTACCCAGCACCATGACGACGATGGTCGTACCGGTGCCGAAGTTGCCCGACGATCGGGTGACCGAGATCGAAGTGGCGGTATTGAAAGTGCCGGAGTTGCGATCGAGGACGGTCACCTGATCACCCCGCGGGCGCTCATGGCTACGCCGCTATCGGCGTGAACGCGATCGTGTGGCTGGTCAGGTTGAGGGTGTCGCCGTTGCTCACCGTCTTCGATGCGGTCAGCGCGAACGAGTACAGGAAGTTCCCGGACGTGGATGCGTCCCACACGCTGATGTGAGTGATCGTCTCGGTACCCGCGGCCCACGGCGTCCAGGACGGCAACGTGGCAGTGATCGCCTTGCTGCCCGACGACGCGGCGGACCAGGTCAGCAGCTTGCGCGTGGTCTCGGCACTGGCGTTGGACGTTCCCGCGCTACCCGGATCACCCGTATGCGCTCGCACGTACGTGTTGGCGGGGGCGGAGAACGCGGTAGCGGCCAACATGTCCAGCCACTTATTCGCCAGGTTGACGGCGGCAAGTCCTGCGGTCATGCGTCGTCCTTCTTGGCGCGCGGGCGCGCGGCCTTCTTGGCCGGCTCAGCCTTGATGACTTCGGCCTCGCCGGTGGCGACCAGCCTGCCGACCACGTCCTCGCCGTCGCGGGCGAAACCCTCGCGCTCGTACAGCTCCACCAGGCGCCGATCCTCGTCGGTGGCGGTGCCGTCGTCGATCCGCGCGGCGCGCTCGGTGTAGTCCTGCTGAGTCATTTCCATGGTTCACTCCTTCTCGGTCCGGCCCGCAGGGTCTCCCCCTCGAATACCCTGCGGGCCGGACTGTCACGCAGCGATGATCGTCGCGTTCGATTCGATCGGCACGTACGTGACAAACCACGTGATGCCACCGTCGGCGCCGGTCGCGGTGACCTGCTCGATAGTGCCCGCGGCGATGTAGAAACCCTGCATACCGCCGGTCAGCACGTTGGTGCTGGCCGACGACTGCGCCTCGGTGACCGGAAAGCGTCCGACCGCGCCGACACCCAGGATCATCGACTCGGCCGGGTTACCGGTGATCGACAGCAGGTCACCGGCAGGCGTGTCGGTGGTACCGAGGTCGGTCGCGGCGCACAGGTCCTGCGTGGTGCCGGTGGTCGGGTTGGCCTGGATCTTGACGGTGTTGGCCACGGTGATGGCCGTAGTCACCTTGCCGACGATCGAGGTCACCAGGCAGATACCGCTGACCGTGAACAGCGTCTTGGTCTCGACCACCAGCGGCGTGTATGCCTTGCTGGCCAGGTTACCGAGACAGGACTTGCGGAACGCGTCTCCATCGTTGACGACGGTCATGCGTTCACCGCACCCGGACGCAGCAGGTTGCCGAGCGAGGCCGGCTTGCGCCGGTACCGCAGACCCGACGGAATGATGAGGCAGGCGCCCAGCTTGGCCGCGCCGAGAGTGGCCGCGTGGTCCAGGCTGACATGGGTGTAGGTGTCGCCGAGCTGAGCTCGGTGCACCTCAACCGCGATGATGGTTTCCTTGTCGCCGTACGTGGTGCCGGTCAGCGCGATGGTGGCCGCCTCCGACTGGGTGACCTTGGTCCAGCCCTCGTCGTTGTCGAGGGTGGCTTCGGACTTGATGTACCAGTAGGTGACGCCGGTCGACGTGGAGACCGTGGCCGACGCAAGGTTGTTGGATGTACCGCTGGTGTAGGCGGTGTGCTGCTTCAGCGTGAGCGTGGCATCGGTGGTGGCACCCGCGGCCAGGAAGACCAGGAACGTCACCTGCTCATGCATGCTCATGTTGATGCGCTTGCCGGTCGCGCCGTTCGCGGTGTCCAGGTCGACAGGCGACCAGCCGACACCGACATCGAAGATGGAGCCGAGTGCGTCCATGTGTTTCCTCTCCCCTTCCGGGAGTTAGATCCGGCGCCGGCCAGGATTGGCCACGTGCGGACCGAGGGTTATGACCGGCGCCGGGAACGGGGGGTCACCGGCGCCGGGGTCTTAGCGCGTGGCCAGCTGGACGAACGCGCTCAGGGTCGGCCCGTTGTTCTGCGGCGTGAGCGGAGACAGCAGCGACGGCTGGCCGTCCTCGTGCAGCAGGATCCGGAAGTCCGTCTTGTCCGACCGGAACGAGGAGTGTTCCGAGGTGTCGAACTGGACGGCCAGGGCGTCACCGATGGTGTACTTGGTCCAGTCCACCAGGTTGACGTCGCCCTGGGTGCCGAGCACGGCGGGCGCCTTGCGGGTGTACCGGATCGGGATACCGAGGATCGACATGGGCAGGGCGTTCGGGCCACCACCGGAGTTGAACATGACCGCGGAACCGCCGGTACCGACCGGAAGCGCCATGGTGTGCACCTCGGGGATGGCGTCCGGGGTGATGTCCCACTCCGCGGTGGCGTAGCACTCCGGCAGCATCCGGGCGAACATGGCCAGGAAGTTGACCCAGGTGAGCGTGGCCGCGGCCTGGCCGGTCTCACCGTTGACCGCGATCAGCGCGGGGTTGTTGGCATGCAGCCCGCCCAGCGGCTTGCCGACGCCGTCACCGGAGATCAGTGCGCGGTCCTCGAACTCGCGAATGCCATTAGGCATGTTGGTGCGCATCCACGTCTCGAGCGACGGCGCGAACCGGATCAGCTCGTTGGGCACGGACGCGAGCCCGCCCAGCTTGTGCTGCTCGAGGGCGAGGGAGCCGAAGGTGGCCGACGTCTCGGAGAACGTCTCGCCGGCGTCCAGCCAGGCGAACTGGATACCGCCGTAGACCTCGCCGACCTCGGTGGTCATGTCGTTGACCGGCCACCGCATCTTGCCGGTGGGCAGCGGGACCACGGTGGCCTGCGGCCGGACGATGGCGCCCTCCAGCGCACGGGTCATGATGTCAGCGCGCACTTCTTCGGGGATGAGATAGCCACCGTCGGCGGGCACGTTCGGGCTGTAGGCGTTGATCAGCTTGTCGTAGCTGTCCAGGCGCGCGCGCACCTCGGCGTTGGCCTTGCCCTGCTTGCTGACCAGGATGTCCTGGAGCATCTGGGCGCCGTTCTCCCAGATCTTGCCCAGCGCGGGGTCGGCGCCGGGTGCGAGCTTGTTGTAGGCGGTGCCGGCGTTCTGCGCCTTGACGTCGCTCGGCCGAAGGTCGGGCCGGCCGTCGGTGGGCACGCCGTTGCGCTTGAACATCTCCAGGACCGAGGCGGACACCTGATCGGTGAGCTGTCCCTTCAGGTCCTTCATGGTGGAGTTGACGCTGTCGCGGTACGCCGCGGTGTAGCCGTCAAGCTTGGCCTTGAACGTACCGTCCTGGGCGAGCGCGGCGAACTTCTCCGGGGTCTCCAGGGCGGTGTTCAGGAACTCCTCCCATTCCGAGGGAGTGACTGGCTGTGCGGTCGGTGCCGTCATCGGCTGAACGCTCCTTTCAGGGCGTTGCGCAATCCCTCGAGGTCGAAGGTTGGGTCGATCTTGACAGGTTCGGTGCGGGCGACCGGCAGGAACATGCCGATATCCAGTTTGTTCGCCGGTGCCGGCTCGGGTTCGTCCGGTTCGGGCGGCGTGCTCTGGCCGACGACGAGGTCGCACAGCTTGGCGTCCAGCGCGGCTTGCGCGGAGAACCAGGTATCGCCGTCGGTCATGATGCTGCGCCAGTCCTCCGCGGTCCCGCCGGTACGGCTGGCGTAGATCTGCGCGATGGAGTCGGACAACATGTCCAGCAGGTTCGCCACGTCGCGCATGTCGTCCGCGGTCCCCATGGCCAACCCCATGCCGTCGTGCACCATGGCGAACGCGTTGTCGGCCATGCGCACCCCGCCCGTGTCCGCGGTCGCGTCGTACGGGGAGGCTGCCAGCATGACGAACGACGCCGCGGACGCGGCGTAGCCATCTACCCATGCGGTGACCGGGCCACCGGTGTAGGCGCGGATGGCGTTGTACATGGCCGCGCCTTCGAAGATGATGCCGCCCGGCGAGTTGATGTGCAGGTCAACCGGGCCGGTCATGCCGGACAGGGCCTGCGCGACGTCGATGGCCTTGGTGCCGTCCCATCCACCGATGGCGTCGTACAGGTAGAGCGTATTGCCGTCGGCGCGGAAATCCTGCATGGCGGCGAACGGCGGGGCATTGTCGGGACGCATGGCCACCAGGTTGCGGGCGGACGCGCCGGCCGTGAGCGCTTGGGCCTTGGCGATCAGCGAGGCGAGATCACGTTTCACGTTGTTGCTGCTCCCGCCTCGGCGTCCGCGCTTGATGACCTTGCAGCGGCACGTGTTGCCATATTGTGCACCAACGCACTTCTTGTAGCCACGACCGTTCGGATAGTCGGCGTACGCGTCGGCGCGGTTGCGGTACGTCTTGCCGTTGTTCTCCTGGCACGGTTCGCACACATTGTCGTCTATGTGTGCTTTGACCACCCAGCGTTGCGCCATCTCCGGCTGTCCCCAGTCGCCGTTCTGCCTCGGCGCGCCGATGCTCATGAGGGCTTCGGCTCGAATGCCGGAGTGTTCGGATCGGCAAGCCCGCCACCCGGCGCCGCGGCGGGCTCGGGCGTGGCAGGCACGGGCGTGGCAGGCACGGGAGCCATGGTGATCTCCGGAAGACCCGCGATCTCCGCGGCGCGCATCGGCTCCACGCCTGCGCCCTTCAAGATCTGAAAGATGGTGGCCGCGTTCAGATCGTCCGCGCGCTGCTCCGCGCGCTCCCGCCGGATCGGATTGGTGTAGACGAAGCAGAGACCTTGCTCCTGCGCACCCGGGAACAGCGGAAGAAAGTCGTTGTTCAGCATCTGCTGCCAGCGATCCAGGCGCGGCACGGTCATCCGCTCCGCGAAATCACTGGATGCCGCGGCGGCACTGGCCCGGTTCACGTCCTCGAGCACGCCCACGTCGTACTTGCTGGCCCCGAATGCCAACAGGATGGTGTCCCGGTTCAGGTTGCTGGTCTCCACCAGCTGCATGTCCGCGATGCTCATGGGCTTCGGGTCGACCCAGTCGCCCTCCTCGAGGAACGCGGTGCGCCCGGCGTTGGCCGGCCCCTTGTGGTTGTAGTTCCAGCGCTCCACCAGGCGATCGAACTCCCGGTCGTTCATACGCCGGGCCAGCTTGACGATCCCGCCCGGGCGCGCGCCATTCCTGTAGAAATTCGCGTTCCACTCCGCGCTCATGGCCGAGCCGGAGATCTGCGACATGATCGTCTGCACGGGGCCGAGACCGCGGTACGGATCGATCGGGTTCGGCATGCGCATCGACAGCACGTCACGCGGCTTCAGGGGCTGTTCGCGCCCGTCCGGCCCGACGTACAGGTAGCCGAGCAGGTAGTCACGGGGGTCGGTGACCACGACCATCCGGTCCGGGCGCGCCACCCAGAGCTCGGCCGGCATCCGACCGAAGTAGCTGACCACCAGCCAGCCTTCACCGGTCAGGTCCACGTGCTGCTGGCCGGACTCGAATAACTCCTGCCGGGTGTAGAACGGGTTCGGCTTGGTCAGCGTGACCAGCGCGGGATGCTTCTCCAGCTGCTGAACGCCGACCTCGCCGCACTCGCCCTCGGTGCCCTGCCCGTACTCGCAGGACTGGCCGGGTGCCGGCGTGTGTAGATGCCAATCCACCTTCGCCGTGGCCGTGCTGGTCCGGTTGATGACGGAGTACAGGGTGGCGGACACGCCCATGGCGTCCATCTGCGCGAGTGGTCCGGAGCGCCCGTATCCGCCACTGAGCCGGCGACGATCGTCGCCGTGCTGGGCGTAGGTGATCTGCGCCCGGTTGATCAGGGGACCGAGGAGGGACCTCACCGCTCGTTCCCACCCAGCGCCTCGAGCACCAGCAGGCTCACGCCGATGCCGATCGTGCCCACGATCCAGTGCCAGCCGAACAGGCCCGTGTCGATGGCGGCGAACGCACCCCACTGCATGAGCCCGGTGCGCGCGCGCTTCCAGGTCGGCAGCTTGCGTGCCAGCCAGGACACCAGCAGCAGCAGCGCGGGCTGGGTGCGGCGCCGGGACACACGGGCGCGACCGGTACTCCAGGCCTGCGCGACGGTGGTCACTCGGGATCCGGCGGGGTGGGCAGGAGACTGATGGCCGGGTTGACGGTGACCTTCCAGGCATCAACGGTGCTCTCCACGCCCACGACGACCTCATCCCCGTG